TCTTTTCTTGTTAGTTTCATAAAGGGTCTAACAAAATTAACCCACGCGTCATCCACCTTTGGTAGATATTTGAAGAATCCGTCTTCCATCATCATTTTTATAAGGTTTCTATAACCCCTTCCATCAGGGTCCAAAGTTTCCTTATAATACAACTCAACAAGTTCCTTTCCTTCTTCGGTTATCAGAGGATTTGATAAATCAACAATTTTTTGGTTAACTTCAAAAAATTCATCCCCATATATTCCGGTTCTTGTTTTACCCGATAATAAATTCTGTAATGTCTTGTTACTTTTATTTTCCTTTAGTAGAATTTCTGCCTTTTCTAAAATATCGGTAACTGAAACCGTTTTTTCAAGTAGCTCAGGAAAAAACTTAATTAAAGTTTTCTCACCTAACCCTGATATACCATCAATATTGTCCGATTTATCACCAGATAAAATCTTATAGGTACGAACATTTTGATGTGGAAAATAATAATATTCCAACATCACTTTGTCTCCGTTTCTGAATGTTTGTTTTGTTTTTGGATAATACACCGACACTTTGTCCGAGATAAGTTGGATGAGGTCTTTATCCCCCGAGAATATGGTAATATTTTCGTTTGTCGCTATTTTACAATACCACGCTATAAGGTCGTCGGCTTCGTTTTTTTCGACGTTTATTTGTCTTATATAACATTCTTCCAAATACTCCTTAATCCTCTCTTTTTGTTCTTCAAAAGATTGGTCTCTAAAGTCATCTGTTAATCGTCTTTTTTCTTTATATTGGGGATATAATGTTTTTCGAGTTAGTGAATTATCATCACCATCCCACATAACAACAACTTTGTCGTAGTTTTCTTCGTCTATCAAACGTCTAATTGTGTTGATAAAATGCCATAACCCACCTATGTGTTTTGTTCCGTTAAAAAAATCTTTAACACCACAAAAACCAACTTTTAGTAGATAATTTCCGTCGACCAAAAGTGTTTTAGTCATTTATTTTGTTTGTATTCGTTACTATAAAATTTTGTTACTCTTTTTCTTCTTTCAAATCAAAATCACCATCAGTTCCTATAATTTCTCTCCAATAGTCGGCGTATTCTTTTTTATATTTTTCAATATTTGATTTTTCTTCCGTAGAATCTTTACCCGCTAAAAATCCGTGTGGGGTTACAATAATCTTACCATCTTCATAACCCAATCCGTTAATGTGATTTTTTAAGACCGAAACTTTACTTCTAATCGCAAATTTGATACTTCTTTTATCTTTGGTAGCGGTTATCTTATTTGTTCCCGCACCTTTTTGATTACCAAATAAAAATACTAATGAAGAATTTAACCAAATAGCATTTCCTCCCTTTGCCATAATTTTGGGTTGACCAAATGGATTATCCGGTAACTCCACCCAAGGCTGATTCACGATAATTAAAGTGTTTTCATATTTTGAATCTGACCTTCTACTACCTGAAATTCTTTGATTAATACCCATACCAATTTTATCAGATAACGCTCCGGCGGTGTGTTGCTTCCCACCTTTTCCGTCAAAAGTCATTTTGCAAGGGACACTACCCACACTATCCCACATTATACATAAACTGTAATCTAACTCTCCTTTTTCTTGAGCGTCAAGTAACGAATTAATATAATCAGTGATTTGTTCAATATATTCAAAATTATTGTTAAATATAAAGAATCCATCCCAATCTAATTCTCCGGTTTCTTCATCAACAACTTCTTCACATTCAAACCCCATTAATTTGGCGTGCTCAAACGACCATTTCTGTTCAGTAATAATAAAGACCGGTAAAATACCTTTTTTTTGAGCACTAACAGCGGTTTTAACTAACGCGGTTGTTTTTCCTGTATCAGAATGACCCAAGAACATATTTAAGTGCCCTATAGCCGGACCAGGTAATCCCACAGCGTCCAAGAAGTCAGGACCTAAATCAAAAAAATTTTGTGGTTTGTATTTTGCAGATGTTGAGAATTTGTCCTTAATGGACTTAAAATCGTGTTTTTTTATCGCCATATGTCTATTTTAATTTAATTTTTTAGTTTGTTTAGACAAGTTGAGCACCAAGTAATCTCAGTGCTCAAGTTATATGTCCAAGTTTTGTTTGATTAAAACGGCATTTCATCATCCGCATCGTCATTCGCTTGTGGGTCTTCATAACCTGATGATTTAGAACCACCAAATGAAGTCTCATCTTCAGATGAATCACCATAATCGTAACCACCTTTATCAGAGTTCCATTTTGGAGTTTCACCTCTTGCAATCGCCTCTAAGTATTCAACCGGTTTTTTAGAATAAACATCTTCCCAAGTTAACTCATCGTTAATCCAAGATTCTGCAAGGTCTTTGTCCGAATGAACAGGTTCAGCGTCGTCATACATAACGGTTTGAATAACAGTGTAGTAAGCTCCTTTTGGAGTTTTTGCCTTAGTTAATTCTAAGATAAGGTCTCTACCTTTTTCAGGGTCAGCAATATCACCTTTGTTTCTGTAGATAGGAATAATTTTGTCGTAGATTCCTTCATTTTTGTAGTTTGATTTGAATCTCCAAAATTTAACACCATCTTCTTCGTTATCTCTATCAATAACTTTAACAATATAGAATTTACGTGATAAGTAATTTGATGCTAATTTTTTATCAGATTCTTTACCTGTTGAACGTAATTCTTCGTAAACCTCTGTTAAAGGTGAACGTTCGTTGTCATTTTTTCCCGGGTCATAGAATTTTTGGAATTTTCCATCAACTTGAATCTCGTGGTACCAAACTTCTTTAAATGGTGAAGAACCATCTTTTGTTGGTAAGATTCTTAATCTTTTTTGTCCTTGGGTCTCCTTATCGGTAAGGATTGCCGCGAAGTATTTTTTCATTCTTTCTTCTTGTGTGAATTTTGAGGTAGAAGAAGTACTACCTTGTTTAGCTTTCTCGTATTGAGCTAAAACTGCGTCTAATGAATTTGTCGCCATAGTGTTTAAAATATTTAAAGGTTTATAAAAGTATAAGTGTCAGCCGTGGGTTTGTCAAATTGTTTGTGAAAATAAAACGGACTTTTTTAGTCCGTCTTACTTATCTTAATTGTTGGAATGATGTTGGTTTTCCTTCATCTCCAAAATTTCTAAATGTTTTTTTAATTTCAATTGGTGAATAATCTTCAACATCATCTTGAGTTAAAATATATTCATTTTTTCCCGATTTTTCCATATCATCTTCTTTATCATCAAAGAATTGACTTAATTTTTGGTTGAATGGTCCCGAATCTAAACTTCTAAGTTCTAATTTTTCTTGGGGAGTTTTTTCTCTATATTTTTCAACTTTCATTTCTAAGTCATTTAACTTAGTCATAATACCATCCATTTCACCTAATTTAGTTTCTAAATTATCTAAATGTTGGAATAAGTTATCAAAATATTCTTCTTGTTTTTGTTCAACTTTTTTCTGAGATTTTACTAAGTCAGTTATGTCCATTTCTTCAGTTTTACCTGTAGAATCACCCTCTCCTCCAAGTTTTTCAACATCAGGGTCGTTTTCTAAATCAACCGGTTGAGGTCCTGTAGGTGCTGCCGGAGCAGGGGGCGCTACGTTTGGGTCAACAGGTGCCGGAGCTCCTCCCGCCGGTGGTAAAGCATTTGGGTCACCTCCCGGAGGTGGAGGTAATGTTGCATCTTGTTCAACAATATAATTATTGATTGAGTTATATCTAGCAATTTCTTCTAAAATTCTATTGTCTATTTTTTTCATCTTATCCGTTTAATAATTGTTTTACACCAGTCGTTGTTTCAACTTGTATTTTTCTATTTTGGTTCATTGTGTTGTCAACTCTTTCAATAAGACCATCTTTCATTCTAATTGTATAACAATCTCCCGAATCCAAGTCACAAACTTGTTTTGAACCATTACCCATATCTTTTTCAGTTGTACGGGTTTTTTTACCTAAGTAATTTTCTAATATTGTTTTTGTATCCATAATCTTTTTTATATATAAATATCTGTTAGTTAAGAAAAATTTAATTTAACAGGTTGTTCCATTTCTAGAACATCGTTTACCGTCCCAAACAATTTCCATACCGGTATATGGATTAGGGTAACAATTACAACATATATTATTTTTAATTCCGTTCCACTCACCAACTTCAATTATCTGACGATATGTAATACCTTCACCAGGACAGTCCAACGGCATAATAACTTTAGAACGAACAAACCTTAAATTAGAAAATGCGTTAAATACAACAATAAAAGTGTTTTCATACGAATCACGATTACGAGTTAAATCTAACGCCTCAATAGCATTAGCATTAGTTATGAATGAACCTCTATTATTGTTATTAGTGTTTATTGTAAAACTTGCTAATTCAACTAATTCTAATTGACCCGGAATATATAATTTAGCCGGATATGATTGACTTAAAATATTACCACTACTAAGAATAACAAAATCACCACTTAAAGACCCATTACTATTTATTTTTAAATTATCAAAAAAATAAGTGTTTAAAACTAATGAGTCTTCAAGAATACCTTTATCATCAATAGTTGGTTGAGGTGCCGGAGTTGTTGCCGGTGGTGTTTGATTAGTGTTATTTCCACTTGATGGATTATATTCTTTGATAGCGGATTCAACAAGACTTTCAATTGTTTTAATATCTGTAGAACTCATTGATGTATAAACAGAATCTGATGTTGGAATAGCTGCATCACCATATATTATTATAAACTTTGCAATATCTGTCGCGGAGATACTTTTAATAGTATCAACTCTATTTTTATATCTAGAAATTAAAAATTCAACATTTTGATTTAAACTATCAAACACAACATACGGTTTATTTGAATCACTACAATAGTATTTTTTTGTTTTAAAAAATTCGTCAACCGATGGTCCCCAATCTTGTAATAAATCCACAGCACTGTAATTATTGAAATTAGATTGTAACATACGACTTTGAGATGACCTTATATACATTGTTGCAAAAACCGCATATCTCATTTTTTGGTCTCCTGTGGGTGTTTTTGACGCTATTAAATCAACAACTTGTTTATATGTTGCACTAGAACTTACTTTATCTTTATCATCAGTCACCGTAAATTTATCATACTTAGGGTTATCAGGTTTACAATTTTGACTATTACTTACGTTTTTTGCTTCTTTTTTTGTATTTTCATCAACTTTATCACTAGTTTGTTTTTTAACATTATCGTTATCGGACTTTTCCTTAAGTACCGTTTTTTCTTTTTCTTGTTTATTTTTATTATTTCTCTCAAGAATTGATTGTAATAGGGTTGTTTTTAGAGATTGGAGATAATTATCTATTTTTGGTAAAGATGTTGTTGCTTGTCTAATACCTGAAAAAGTTGTATCAAAACTACCTGGTCTAATACTATGACTGACTTCTGTTATCATGTATGGACCGCTAAACATTGGGACGTGTCTTAAATTAAAATACATGGTTGGTTGTATCATAGCATTACCTAACATACTAACTTGACAACTATAACTTCTATTTTTATATAAATTGTAAAGTGAAATATTTTGGGTAGAACTACCTTTATTATTTGATTGATTCGCCATTTTATAAATCATCTCCAATGATTCTGCAGTTGATTGTCCCGGGTCTTGAGAAACACTAAATCCTTTAAAAATAGATTGATTTTGAGGTCCAAAATCGATGTTAAAACCAACAACTTTATTAGATTTATCCCAATCTTTTTTATTTGTTTGATTTTCAACTAACGGATTATCTTGTCTTCTTAAATCAAAAGCATCATTTCTGAATCTATAATCTACATTATCTTTTAAATCTAACTGCTCACTCGGTTTACCCCCATAAAAACAAACCATTTTCGCTGAAGATTCTCTGTAATCAACACTTAAAAAAGTACCAAATAAACTGTTAGCAAATTCTGTAGTACCTTCAGGTCTTGGTACAGGGTTTTTGATAGCATCTTGAACATTATAAAAATTAACATATGACGGTATATTCATAATTACAAAATGATTATCAATCAAAATTGTTCTG